CAGTGATAGATCCTGAAATAGATATGGTTGAGTTTGCTCAAAATTTAGGGATGGCTAAACCTGCATACGAAAGCTACAATGGAGTGCAAGTTTTTAATGATTGGTCGTTAAGAGTTTATGACAAATCAAGAAATAAATTAATTTCTCCTGAACAACAATTTGTTTCAGAAACAATTAAACGTGCAACATTACCTAGATTCCAACTTATTTATCAACAATATGAAATATTTAAACAAGATCATAGAGTAGACTTCACAGATATGATTACACATTTTATTAAACACGAAACTGCGCCACATTTAAAAATACTAATAATCGATGAAG